GATTGGGCACGAGGAGCACAGTGTAAGCTCTGGGCAGACGAGTGGAGTGATTGGGGTGAACATCCCGTTCTAAGCGTTGAGGCTATGACTGACGTGGAGCGTGAACAGGGCGCCTTCCGTTGGGACTGGTCGGTTCCGTTTGAATCGTATGGTATTGACGCCTATGGGCAAGTAACATTCCAGAACGCATATGGTATCGGCTCTGACTCTGAGGGTGCTGTGATGGCACACGGCGAATATAAGATTGACGAAGAAGGCGCCGAGATGCAAGCTGCCGGTAACCTCCAAGTAAAGGGTTATCATTCGTCAGAATACTCTGTGCAGACCCAATACGAAGTCACGCTTTATGAGTGGGATGTGTTCGTAGATGGTCGTGCCGACCTGATGGCGTGGGACATGTATCTAAATCTTGGTGCAAGAGAGACACAATCAGCATACCACGAATACTTTTTGAGTGTTCAAGTTGAAGAAGGCATGCCCTTCATGATAGATCAATTAAACTTTGTGGGGAACTTTGACACTGGCTGGTACGATCCATTCCATCATGAACTTGGCGTAACTTTAAGCGATTTAGTTATTTCCCAACCGTATTTTATTCCAGCGGGAGAAGAAGACGAACCAAGCGCCGAAGAAGATGACACGGGCGATTCTCCGGAACATCATGATACTGGATTTGAGCACGAAGAAGGTCAAGATACAGCTGCCCCGTTTGAGTTCGCGTCCGCGTCATCCGACCCGGGAACGAAGTCTTCTTCCGGCTGTAGCTGCGCTGTCGCTAATCGTGGAAGCCTGTACACTATTTTTATGGCTGCTTTGATAGCGGGGTTTAGAAGACGCGATTGATATATGAATATCGCGACATAGTTTTGGGTAGCTCACTGGAAGCCGTTGTATATTCATTTAACAATAGATATCCCCTATTCTTTTCCGAGGCAGAAAGACCATTTAGGTTTGATTATTTTGAACCGGATGTAGATTTTGACTTCTTAAAACTCTCGAGTAAAACTCGAAAAACTTTAACGACCTTTGATGGAGAAAAGAGAATTGGACTCCCGAAGGAACTACTATGGGAAAGGCTTCTTTTCTTGCTATCATTAGATGGCAACATGCCAACCTCAAATCTTTGCACCAGTATGCGACTTGAGCACAACGCCATCACTTGTTTCAATGAATATTCTAAGATAGCTAAAGTTCATTATGAAAAATTACATGACTTTACTGCTTCGCCACCCAGTGAAAAAATAATGTGTTGCGACTGGGTTGCATTCAATAGTGGAGGCAAACACGAAATTGATTTCATTCGGACAGATGACGACTTTGTTAGAGAAATATGGTTCTATTCGTCTGATAGAATATGCGGGAACACTAAGGTTAAGGATGCTTGCGCTATTTCCAGCATTGACAAACAGCTGATCGAAGATTTTGATTTTTCAGAAACCATGGCCAGATTTAAGGTGGTCAGAGAGATGGAGAAAAGAGGCATGAAAGGCCTGCTGAGTAGTTATGGGCCCAATGGCAAACCAAAACATTACAAATTTAAAACATCAACAATTGCTAGGCAAAAAAAAATCTACGATTCTAGCGTTCGTGATGAGCAATTCGACAAGCTTGATAGTTCTTCTTTTCATTATCAAAAATATTTGAGACACTTATGAGCAAACATATTCACATGGCGGGCATAATACCCATAGCCAACTACGAAGATACCTTTGGGATGAAGTATCCATGGTGTCTTCTGCCCCTTGACGAAAATTTTACCATGATCCAGAAATCGGTATTTGAGTGTGCCCTTGCTGGTTGCCAAACGATATGGATTGTTGCCAACGACGACATGGCGCCCATAATAAGAAAGGTTATTGGCGAATGGATTTACGATCCAGTTTATTATTATAGAAAAGAAAAGTATTATAAGGACAAGCGCAAAGAGATACCAATTTACTATGTGCCGATTCATCCGAAAGATCGCGACCGTCGCGACTCTTATGGTTGGTCCGCTCTGTTCGGCATGCATTCCGCATGGTATGTCGCTAGCAGATTATCAAAGTGGATCGTGCCTGAAAAATATTATATTTCGTTTCCGCATTCTGCCTTTAATATTTATTCACTACGTGCAATGAGGGCTGATATTTTACATCATCAAGATAACTTCTTTTTATCGTTTGAAGGCGAGACTGTCAAGGATAATAAATATTTACCATTTACCATGTTTGGGGAAGACTTTAAAAGATGCAGAAGGTATGTCAATTCTGAGACAACTAAAACGTTTTACAATACTGAAGATGGCGAAAAATATCCCTCCAAAAAATTGCCAATTAATGAGCGATGGAGCGCCAGAAAGTTCAGCATCAACACGGTGTTCTCGCAGGTTGATGAAACCAACTGCAAGATACATGAAACTGAGTGGTTTTGGGACGCTGGCAACTGGGATGGATATAGAGAATATATGGCTAGCGAAAACTTTATACAAAAGCCGGCAGACAGCTTGACAATCGCTCGCAAACATACTATACTATGTAATAGTCAAGAGGGAGACACTGATGAATAAACAACCAAAGATTAAGTTCGTGGGACTGCATGCACATAGCGTTGCCGGTTCTATTTTTGATGCTATTGGATTTCCGCAGGATCATATGAATTTTGCGTACGAAAATGGCTGCGAGGCGCTAGCCTTAACCGATCATGGAAACATGAATGGTCTAGCATATCAGGTTTTGCATGCAAAGAAAATGCAAGCCGAAGGTAAAAACTTCAAGCCTATTTTTGGTTGCGAGGCGTATTTTACTCCCTCAATTGCAGAATGGCGAGAAGCCTATGATCAGGCCATGGCAGACAAGAAGCGCGCCAAGAGTATCAAGAAGGATGCCCAGTCGGGCGCCACCGTAGAAGACGAAGGCAACAGCAAGAAAACCCAAGATATATTGCGCCGCAGACGTCATCTTGTATTGTTGGTACAGAACCAGACGGGCTTAAACAATCTATTTAAATTAGTTTCTGAGTCATATCAGCCAGAAAACTTTTACCGCTATCCGCGTATTGATTATGCGCTTCTCAAGAAATACAATGAAGGCATTATCGCTTCTTCTGCTTGTCTTGGCGGCGTATACGCCGGCGACTATTGGGAGAATAGAGATGATAGCGACGATGCAGTGCTGGCAGCCATGCGCGAAACCACTAGACGCATGGTCGATGTTTTTGGTGATCGGTGGTATGCCGAAATCCAATGGAACAACATTAAAGAACAACATGAATTAAATCAATATGTAATGCAGGTAGCCGACGAGTTTGATGTTAAATTAATATCAACAGCCGATAGTCATTATCCGGGCCCCGATGCTTGGAAAGATCGCGAACTTTACAAACGCCTTGGTTGGCTCGGTAAAGGCCGGCCATCTTGGGCTGAAGAAGAATCTCAATTGCCTGATGGTGTTGAAGAGATCGGTTATGAGCTATACCCAAAGAATGGCGATCAAATGTGGGAGAGTTACAAACAATATTCCGCAGAGCAGGGGTTTGAATACAACGATGATATAGTCTTGCAAAGTATTGAAGAAACACACAAGATCGCTTTTGGGCGCATTGAATCATTCCTGCCCGACAACACGGTTCGTCTTCCTGAGTTTGTTGTGCCGGCCGGATTTACCGCCACACAGGCCTTAGTAAATTTTGCCCTAGAGGGCTTGAAAGACCGTGCCTTACACACAAACAAAGAGTACACGGATAGATTACGAAGAGAGCTTAATGTGATAGATGATCGCGGCTTCTCCAAGTATTTCCTTACCATGAAAGCGATTGTTGACGTCACCAATAATATGATGCTCGCCGGCCCGGGCCGCGGCTCAGCCGCAGGTTCTCTTGTTGCCTATGCACTGGGTATCACCCAAATTGATCCAATCAAGCATGGCCTTCTGTTCTCAAGATTTTTGCGTTCTGATGCAACCGATTATCCTGACATTGACTACGATGTGTCCGACAGTATGGCACTCAAAGAGAGACTTGTTGAAATGTGGGGAGAGGATTGCGTTGCGCCAATTTCCAACTGGAACACGCTGCAGCTTAAATCGCTGATTAAAGATATCTCCAAACTCTACAACATAGAATTTACAGAGGTCAACACAGTCACGTCTATTATGATCCGCGAAGCAACACCCGAGGCCAAGCGTAAGCACGGCATCAAAGCCGGCGTATATGTGCCAACTTGGGAAGAGGTGATGGAATTCTCACCGACACTGACCGCATATCTAAACAAGTATCCTCAAGTAAAAACACACGTTGAAGGATTGGTTGGCCAAGTTCGCTCATGTTCACGTCATGCAGGCGGGGTAGTTATTGCAGAAGATCTAGACAAGAGTATGCCCCTGATTAACTCAGGTGGTGTGCGTCAGGCCCCATGGGCCGAGGGTCAAAACGTACGTCATCTTGAACCGATGGGGTTCATTAAATTCGATTTGCTCGGCTTATCTACTCTTAAGATGATGGAAGTTTGCATTCAGCACATACTTCGTCGTTACCACAACGTTGAGGAGCCTACCTTTACCCAAGTACGCGACTACTACAATGAAAACTTACACCCAGACGTAATTGATCTTGAAGATCAAAAAGTATACGAAAACATATTTCATAAAGGCAAGTGGGCAGGTGTATTCCAGTTCACTGAGACTGGCGCACAAGGATTTTGCACCAGAGTGAAACCTCGTAATATTATTGATGTGTCAGCTATTACATCCATCTTTCGCCCGGGCCCATTATCAGCAGGTGTGGATGCTGACTACGTGGACGCAAAAAATCATCCGCATCGCATTGGATATCTCTCTGAAGAGGCCCGAGAGATTACCGAGGAAACATTTGGATTCCTCATCTTCCAAGAGCAGATCGCCCTGTTAGCCCACAAGCTTGGGGGATTGACTCTCGATGAAGGTAACATGCTTCGCAAGGTGTTAACCAAGAAGGGAACAGGCAAAGGTTCCGTAAAGGGCAGGCTGCATGACAAATTCATTAAGGGCTGTGTGGCAAAAGACATTTCTCGCGACGAAGCGCAAGCACTGTGGGATAAGTTTGAATACTTCTCCGGATATGGTTTTAACAAGTCACATGCGGTCTCCTATAGTGTGATCTCCTATCAGTGCGCGTGGTTACTGAATTACTATGAGGCCGAATGGATGGCTGCATTCTTGGATAAAGAGCCTGAGACCCGTAAGGAAAAAGCAATCAATATTGCAAAGTCATTCGGATACAATATTGCACCGGTGGACGTTAATAAATCCGGACGTGTGTGGGAGATTGCATCAGACAACACGACGTTGATCCAGCCGCTTACTTCCATTAAGGGTTTTGGAGATTCTGCATTGGAGCAGATAATTGAACACCGACCCTTCAACAACATTGAAGACCTATTGTTCCGGGAAGAGATAACATATTCTAAATTGAACAAGAAGGCGCTGGATGCCCTCTGTCGCGCCGGAGCCATGGATAAGCTTGTTGACGAGAGATTCTCTGGTCGTAAACATTTTTGGTCTGCAGCAGTTGTTGATAGACCAAAAAATAGAAAGAAGTTTGCTGAGAATATTGAAGCTTACAGCAAGGAAGGAGACTTCTCGGAAGAAGAAATCATTCACTTTAAGTCAGAACTGACTGGAGTGTTCCCAATGAATCTGGTAATCACCACTGAAACTATTCAAAGACTCAAGGATAAATTTATTCCACCTATTTCTGAATTTGATTCGGATCTGTGCGTGTGTTGGTTCATTCCACGCAAGATTGTTCCGAAGAAAACCAAGAACGGCAAGAATTATTGGATTGTTGAGGTAATTGACTCCAACAACGAGACAGAGAAGATTAGATGTTGGGGCGTCAAGCCAGAAAAAGATAAGATTTTCACCAATAGGCCCTATATGGCCAAGTTAAAGTATGACGAGCAGTGGGGCTTTTCCACTTATGCTGTGGGTAAGACATTTAAACTGCTTGGTTAGCCTAATTATAGCACGGAGTAAGGGTCGTGCGCGCATCTAATTTGTTAAAATGGAAAAGAACCTTGAATGAACTTAGGTTTAAGCATAGCGAGTTGGAATTTATAGATGATATCAATGAGTCCCATGCTCAAGAATTTCAGAGGTATCTTGAGGATTTTTGTAGGGAAAAAGAAGTAGATCTTGTTGATCTAAACAAAAATCTTCTAGCCGCACAATCAATCAAGATTGAGGAAAGCCAGCCTGAAGAAAGGCTCAGGTTGCCAGAGACCGACGTTGATGCCGATGGGGCGCTTGTGGTTCATCACGACAAATCAGAGGCTGATGCAGACGACGAGGTTTTAATAAAAGACAGCAAAGAATTATCTAACGCTTTCGCCAAGCTTTTTAAACAAATAGCACTCTACCTCCACCCTGATCGATTACAGAATTTATCAGATGAGGAAAAGAAAGAGAGGCTTGAATTGTTCAAGGAAGCACAAAGGGCATTAAAAGAAGAACGATATTATTTCCTCCTTGACCTTTCGGAGAGATTCGGAGTCAGAACTCCAAAGAACTACAAGCAGCAAACTAGATGGATGAAAACAAAAATTCAAGAAATAGAGTCTAAAATTCAGAACGAGAAGGCAACCTACAACTACAAGTACGCTGAATGCGAAACAGAAGAAGAAAAACAGCGTTTGATGCGCAATTTTATATATCAAGTTTTTCAAGTTCACGTGGATTAAATACTTGACAGCTTCCCAATATTCTGCTATATTAATAGAGTAAATAAGGAGGCCACATGGCTACAACAAATGATCAAAAGAAACAATACGTTAAGGAGTATATCCGCTCCCTAGCAGCAATTGAAGAGTGCATCGAACCCTATCAGGAACAGAAGCGAGAACTTCGTTCGGAGTTTCGGGAGAATGGATGGCTCAATACGGATGAGATCCGAGCAGCAGTGAAGGCATATCGTCTTTATAAGCAGAAGTACAATATTGACGAGGTGGTTGACAACTTCGCACTAATCTCTGGTGTTGGGGAAGAACAATGATGGCTTCAACATTGTTTGAGCATCAAACGCTAATCAGCTTTCTTGACAGCAATCAACACAATAATTGGATCGGGACGCCTATTGAAAAATATGTTGGCCTGAGCACCAAAAACAAGGGTGTGTACGGTGAAATGGCCGTAGAACAATACATGAGTAACGAAGGCTGTGTTGTACAGGTACCCCAAAATCCGGCCCATGATAGGATATTTGACGATATCAAGACGGAAATTAAATTCAGTGTCGCTAACTCTCCAAAGGTAAAGAGGAAGTCCAGTGTACATTTCGGCCGTAAGCTAATTAAGCCTGATGAATTTACTTTTAATCATATTGCAGAAAAAAAGGATTGGTCGCGATTAATTTTTTGTGGCGTCAATCCATCTTTGGATAACCCGAATGTTTTATGGGCTTCCCCCGAAACCCGGCCTCCCGAATTAAGAATGTTCTGGATGCATAAGGCGGACTTTGTTCGTTACATGGCCGGCCCAAATAAAAAATCCAGATTATTCTCCCGCCAACAGGGCGGCGAAGGTGGCAGTAATGATGACTATATGTTAGCAGGATCCAACAAGTTTCAAAAACTGATCAATCTATCATTTGTGTACCCAATTGAGAAGTGGGGTCTATGAATTGGAACACAGTCAATTTAATGAGTTGCATTGATGGTCTTCCACAAATAGACGCGGATTCTGTTGATTGTTTGATTGTTGATCCTCCTTATAATATTGGTAAGGATTTTGGAAACAACAAGACAAGAAAAGAAATTCAAGATTATATTTCGTGGTGCAAGGAATGGTTAACAGAATGTGAGAGGATCTTGGCCCCTTCGGGCACGATGTATATCTATGGCTTTAGCGAGATTCTGGCTTTTATTTCTGTTGAGTTATCTTTACCGCACCGGTGGCTTGTATGGCATTACACCAACAAAACAGTCCCTTCTTTGCATTTTTGGCAACGCAGCCATGAATCAATATTGTGTGTCTGGAAAGATAAGAATAAGAGAATTTTCAACAGAGATAGTGTTAGAGAACCATATACAGAGGGGTTCGTTAAAGGTTACTCAGATGGCAAGCGCAAACGCCCGCCCGGTACCGGCCGGTTTAATACCAAAGGCAAGGATGTGACCACAACTTATACCGTCAACAAGAAGGGCGCCCTTCCACGAGATGTTATTAAGGTGCCTTCTCTTGCTGGCGGATCCGGCATCTCTGAGCGCTACGTGTATTCTCCCTCCGCCGCTGCACTGTATACAAGTAAGCAAGCTAAAGCCCTCAATGTTACCGACGGAATCAAACATCCCACACAAAAACCTATCAAGCTAACACAAAAATTGCTGGATGGTTGCCTGCATGAAGATGGGGCGCCCCGCGTCGTGATACCCTTTGCTGGCACAGGCAGTGAGGCATTGGTTTGCAAACAAAACAATTTAAAATGGATCGCTTTTGAAATTAATAAAGATTATGCTGACATGAGTAATTTATTGGTTCAACGGGGATTCCCAACTAACAAAAAAAGGAAAACAAGTGAATAAAAATACACAACTAACGATGTTCTCATCTAAAACAGGAGAGTGGGCAACACCACAGGAATTTTTCGATAAGCTAGATTGGCGCTTCGGACCATTTGACTTGGACCCGTGCGCAGATCCAACTAATACAAAATGCGCAAACTTCTTTACAGAAGCCGAGAATGGCTTGTCTAAAGACTGGTCAGGTTTTGCCAGCTTTATCAATCCGCCATATGGCCGCGGCATTGAGAAGTGGATCAAAAAGGCCTACCAAGAATCCCGCAAGGAAGGTACCAAAGCGGTGATGCTTATTCCTGCGCGAACCGACACCAAATATTGGCACGAGTACGTCATGAAGGCGGACGAAGTCTATTTTGTAAAGGGTCGCCTTAAATTCGGTGATTGTAATAACAGCGCCCCCTTTCCCTCCGCCGTTGTTGTCTTCGACGGAACAAACGAAAGGCAAATCTTCGGAGCTATGAACCGATGAATCGCCAGCAGCGCCGTACGCTAAAGAAGTACGTAGATAAGCAAGCCACAGAAAACCTCGCGGAAAAAATTTCCCAGTTTGGCAAGCTACCGGAACAATGCAGTATTTGTCAGGAAACATTTGACAAAGAAGATAGAGACATGTTACAATCATGGTCGGTTGTTGTTAAGCAAGAGGTGGTAAGATTATTTTGTCCCGAATGCATGAAGAAAGCAAAGGAGGTAATTGACAATGCCAAGAATCCAGAGGATTGATAGAAAAAGTCTAGACATGATTATGAACGGGGAGGTTGATGAAAAGCACTCCGTCGTGATTAAGTTTTATTCATCACAGTGCCATATGTGTCATGCCCTCGCACCGATATATAAAAGAATATCAGATGAGTATGAGGATGTCATGTTTTACGTTTACAACACGTATCACGATGGCGAAGAACTTGAAGCAAAGTACGGCTTTGAAGGTGTTCCAACTATTTGTTTCGTGAGAACAGAGGGCGAGAATACTAGAATAAAGATTCTGCCTGACGCAGAAAAGCCATCCGAAGCGACATGGTACTATGAAGACCAGATACACGAATTTATTGAGAGATACAAACACACACAAAAGGAAAGGAGTTAATAATATGGCCTCATTAAAAAATTTAGAAGCAGCGTTAATGCAGCTTCGCGGTAAAGCGTTAGAACATTTCGGTGCTATTGAGATATTGATCAATAACCCAGCAGCCATTTCGGAACACACCGATTTTGTTGCCGAAATCATACGGCACGCCAAGGGCCTTTCAGAATGCGAGGAGGCGTACGGCACACTACAATCTCACTTCGTACCCAAAACTCCTCAAGCTCCTGTCGTGGAGCCGCCAGTACCACCGCCAGTCCGTATTGAGGCCGCTGAAACTGTTGTTGACTCTGACAATTCACCTACAATGAAAAGAGCAAAAAAAGCAGCCAAGGCCAGAAAGAGAAGGGAGGAGCCCAGTGAATAAGACAGAAGCTTTGACGTACGATGATGTCCTACTGCAGCCACAATATTCAGAAATACGCTCACGGAAAGAAATCAACATTGGCACCGATCTCGGCCGCGGCCTTCAGTTGAAGTTGCCTATATTTTCATCACCGATGGACACAATTACAGGCGGCCAGATGGCTTCGTCGATGTATGGGATAGGTGGTGCCGGTATCATCCACCGCTATAACACAATTGAAGAACAAGTACTTCAGGTTGTGAGAGCTTATGAATGTAGCGTAAATTCTATATCACCGGTGCTCGGCGCCGCAATTGGCATTTCCGGAGATTATTTGGAACGTGCTACGGCGTTGCTGTCCGCTGGTGTTGATTTTTTGTGCGTTGACGTGGCCCATGGCCACCACATCATGATGAAAGAAGCATTAGAAAATCTTAGGAAACTTACCGCAGATTTCCACATCATGGCTGGAAATGTCGCGACCTTGCAAGGGGTCAACGATCTATCAGATTGGGGGGCCGATTCAGTAAGGTGCAATATTGGAGGCGGTTCTATATGCTCCACTCGCGTTCAAACCGGCCATGGCTTGCCGGGCCTCCAAACTATCTTTGAATGCTCTAAAACTGATCGCGATGTGGCTATCGTCGCAGATGGTGGCATAAGAAACTCCGGCGATATTGTAAAAGCTTTATCCGCCGGCGCAGATGCAGTCATGTGCGGATCGCTGTTAGCCGGTACAACAGAATCTCCGGGGAATGTTTTTGAAGGCGCCGATGGGTTTAAGTATAAATCATATCGTGGTATGGCATCCAAAGAAGCACAGATGAGTTGGAGAGGTGCCTACTCGTCTTTTGAGGGGGTTGCTACTCAAGTTCCTTTTCGCGGCAGTGTGATTGGCATTCTGGAGGATATTGAGAGAGGGATTAGGAGCGGTTTTTCATATAGCGGTGCGCAAAATTTGAAAGAGTTACAGCACAAAGCTAAATTTGTACGCCAAACCTCCGCTGGTCTGGGCGAGAGCCGCACCCACATAAACACAAGGAAGTGGTAAATTATGCCCGAGGATTTCAGTGACTACGGTCACAGCACCAAGAGGATTGTTTTTAAGGTCTCAGACCACGACCACGCGAAATTGATAGTACGCCTCCGCCACAATTCACTAACCCAGTCCGAATTCTTTAAGGCCATTATAGAAGCTGTTAATTCCGATAACGACACAATTTTATCTTTTATAGGTGATTATGTTTCAAGTAAACAGAAATTAAACAAACAAAGAATAAAGAAAAGCAAAAAATTAATCACACAAGGACAACAATTGAGCAAAGACTTTTCCTTGAACGCCGATGAAGTTGAAGATGTCTTTGATTTGATCGCGGAGGAGTTCCCAGAGCTATGAAAACTGACGGACTGAAGGCGTGCTCAAGAATGTGCATGCGAAAAAACACCCAATGTAAGAAAAGAGAGTGCCGCCATTTTATTGATTATCCTGCTGAATTTAACTGTGTACTAATCACAGTTTTTAAACATGGTAATCTGACATTGAGAGAAACTGCCGACCGATTAGGTATTTCTTTTGCGAGAGTAAAGCAGATAGAAATGAAGGCGCTCCACAAGATGAAAAAGTCCGATCTGGCAGATTGAGGAAACATTTTGTGTCTTTTGTTAATAATAGCTACTATTTAATCATGAGTTTATCAAGGAGAATTTACTATGGCTCGCAAAACACTTTTAACCGAGGCTGAAATTCGCAGCTTCATGAAGCTCGCAAATTTAACCCCTGTTGGTGACGCGCGACTACAAGAATGGAGTCCGCCCATTGAGGAAGAGCTTCCCCCCGAAGAAGACGAGGAAGGACTGCCCAGCGACGATGCTGCAGCCGTAGATGACATGGAAATGGATGCCGATCTGGGCGCCGTAGATGACATGGAAATGGACGCCGAGCTTGATGCCGATCTCGGAGATGATCTCGGTGCTGAAGAAGGCCCAGCAACAGACCTTGGTGGTGGAGATAAAGAAGATCAATTTATGGACCTTGTACAGCAGCTAGCTGATTTGGTTGGTGTTGATGTTGAAATGGATGACGGCGAAGCCGTTGCTGATGCCGAGATGGAAATGGGTGATGATGTGGATTCCCTAGAAGGGGGTGATGACTTAGGTGATGAAGCCGCACTCGATGCCGATCTTGGCGGCGAAGAAGAAGCGCCCATGGGCGACGAACTGCCGCCAGAAGAAGATGAAGAAGACCTTCCCGGTATGAGAAGTTATCAAGAAGGTAAAACCGATGCCATCGTTAGCGAAGTTGCCAAGCGCGTAGCTGAGAGGCTCCGTAGCGAAGACAGCAAACAAAAGGTAGTTGACCAGCTTGCCGAGCGCATCTTCACTCGCTTAACGAGCAAGTAATGCTTGACAATCAACAGATTGTTTGATATAATAACCATCTAGCGATGGTTATTTTTTTGAGGATTTAATGGGTTTAGAACAATACGCACTGCATCTTTTAACTTTTATATTTGGCTATGTCACATGCCGAACGTTCTACTTTTTGAAAACTACTAGAGTCTCTATCCAATTATTGAAAGTTACGCACGTTGTTTGTCTTGCAATTTTGGTTAAATGCATAGAAGAGTATAGCTATGCAGAATCCCAGAAGCTGCTAGCGCTCTTAAAATGTGGAGTCACAAAAGACGACGAAGTATATAAAAAGACAACCCGCATGCACGATCAGGAGGTTGAGCTTTTTAAGAAACGCGGAATCGCCACGATTCTCGCCTTGCATCCTGATTATTTTAGAACTGTGCCCGAGTTCGACGATTGGGACACTGCCATGTCGTACCTTGACACCAATAAAAAAATTGCCCAGACATTTATGTCTTAAAGGAAAAGCCAGATGATAGATAAAATAATTAAAAAACTACAGGAAGCATTAGCGGTATCTCCGCCAAATAAAGATAGGGTAATATTATTAGACCCTGATGCAATAGGATCCGCGCCTGAACCCGATCTTAGAATTGTGGGCCTTTTCTCAGATGTTGAACAAGAGAAAATCGCCGAGATTTGCCAGTCCATGATTTATATGAATGAAACAAATAAAAATCTCAAAAAAGAACAAGAGAAAAGACCTATTGAGTTCTACGTGTCAACATATGGCGGCAATGCGGACGATATGTTCGCCCTATATGACTTGATGACTACAATAAAAGAAAACACAGAGATTCACACCATTGGATTGGGAAAGGTTATGTCCGCCGGCGTCTTGCTGCTGGCTGCTGGAACGCAAGGCAAACGAAAAATTGGCAGGAATTGTCGTGTAATGCTACATAACGTAGTTGGTGGCACCATGGGCTCGCTGCCAAACTTGACTAACGAGATAGAGGCAATACAACAATTGCAAGATGATTACGTGGCAGCTTTGGTTGAAAGCACGAAGCTTTCAAAGAAAAGACTTACAAAAATGTTAAATGAGAAAGTCAATATTTATTTATCTGCAGAAGAAGCCGTCCAACATGGGATCGCCGATATTATTATATAAAATACTTGACAAATTTCCATAAACAAACTATAATATGTTATAACTTGAGGTATTAATGAGCAGAGCATTTGATAATAAAACTTCATTGCAACAAAAAATTCTTAAAGGCGTTAACACATTAGCTGATAATGTTGCGTCAACACTTGGTCCACGAGGCCGTAACGTAATTCTACAAGAAAATGGGAGGCCACCCTTCATCACGAAAGACGGGGTAACTGTGGCGCACTTTGTTTCACTGGAAGATCCTTTTGAAAACGCAGGTTCCCAGATTATTAAGCAAGCTGCAATTGAAACCAACAACACTGCTGGTGATGGAACGACCACCGCAACCGTACTTGCGCGAGCAATTTTAAATGAATCGCAAAAGTATATTGCTACCGGCGTTTCTCCTATTGAACTAAAGAGAGGTATAGATGCAACAGTTAGAGAAATTACAAACAATCTTGAAGAGATGGCAGCCCCAGTCGCTAGCGCGGAAGATATCGCTCACGTTGCTACAATTTCAGCCAACAACGATACTGCTATTGGAAATCTTGTCACTCTTGCTATTGATAGGGTGGGCGAAGATGGCTCCATAACAATTGAAGAGTCTCGTTCTCTTGACACGTCTATTGATGTTACAGAAGGATTTAAGGTTCAGTCAGGCTATTGCGCCGCAGCCTTCGTTACTGATGAACGCCGCGCAACTATGAATTATGAGGAACCACTTATACTCGTGACAGACTATAAGATTTCACAAGTTGAGCCCATCTTACCATTACTAGAAATGGTAGCAAGGGAAGGTCGCCCCCTGATAATTGTCGCTGAAGATATTGATGGCCAAGCCTTGGCTGCTATGATTATGAATGCTATGAGGGGAACTTTAAAGATTGCTGCTATTAAGGCACCCTATTATGGCGAAGAACGCAGGTACCTGTTAGATGATCTGGCAATATCTGTAGGTGCCACTTTTGTCACCCGTGAGAGCGGCACCAAACTATCAGACGTCAAGTTGTCTGATTTAGGAATGGCCAGAGCAATCGAAAGTACAAAGTACACCACTACTGTTGTGGGTGGCAAATCTAACTTTAAAGCTATTGATGAGAGAATCCAAGCTCTAAAGAAACAAGTCAAAGATACAGAGTCCATGTCGGAAGCCGAGATGCTCCAGTCAAGGGTCGTCAGACTATCGTCTGGTGTGGCAATTATTTCTGTCGGCGGCACGACTGAAGTTGAGATGATTGAGAGAAAGCATAGAATCGAGGATGCCCTAGAGGCGGTACGATCAGCACAAGATAAAGGAATCATAGGCGGCGGCGGCACAGCGTTGCTCCGAGCAAGCAGGGATGTTGAGATAACTGTTTCCCATGAAGATCAAAATATTGGAAAGCTAATAGTTATAGAAGCCTGTAAAGCACCTTTTAAACAAATGGCGCTCAATGCCGGCGACTCACCAGATGTATTAACTAATTTGGTTATTGATTCCGATGATGGTATGGGCTGGGATTTTAGGAATAATGTCTTGACAAATATGGTTGACAGTGGTATTATTGATCCAGTGAAAGTTACAACGACTGCTTTACAGAATGCAGCTAGCTGTGCTGGCACGTTGATAACAACCGGCTTCGCTATAATTCAAACGGAGGATAAGTGATGCAACAAGGAGATCTGATTCACATCCCCCAAGACGTGGAACTGTGGTGTGAAACCGATAAAGGAATGAGATTGAGAAGGACCGAAAGACCAACTGTTGGTGTTTACTTGAGCAGAATGAGTCACCATGTTTATCAAGTTTATGCTAACGGCCACGCGTGGAAGCTTAAAAGAAGAGATGTATATCCACTGGAGGAACTCAATGGGACTAGTTAAGCTAACTGAGGTGTGCGGAACCGGAGCAGTTACCACCAACGCCAAATACGCACTAAGAGAAGTCTTCGTCAATCCCGAACACGTTGTTATGGTCCGAGAGGAGCACAGACTTAGGCAGTTAAACGAAGAAGGTCTGATAGACAAAGGTTTAGATACCAACCATCGGTTTTCAAAAATAACAATTGATAAAGGAAATACGGGTACCGAAATTGTAGTAATCGGCGCTCCGGAGATTATTGAAAAAACACTACACACAAACAAACAAATTTTAAGAGGATAAAATGAAAAAACCAATCGTACTCCAATACACCATTGATGAGAGTCAATTGCCATCAGAAACAGCGCGCCTGCTTTCTAATTCGCTAGCGAGACTTACATCTATCGCAGCAACGGTACCCGAGACTAGTAACATCCTGTCGATCAAGACAGTTAATGAAGTCGGCGCCCTAAGAGATGAATTGTCAAGTATAGATCTTATGCTTGGAGATGTTAGTTCTATTGTTGATCAATATATTCAGTATCAAAATGAACTCCGCGCCGCCCAGCTAGCTGGCGAACTTGAAGTTCCCGAAGAAATTGAAATACCGGATGTGGATAGCGTTAATATGTCACACATGAGCGCGAAAGAGTTGCAAACAAAGTTGGTAGAACTGCAGAAGTTGCAATCGAATGATTCTGCATCGTTTGAAGACGCTGCTGAGATTCTACCGGGACTCAAGAAAAAAACTGTGAAAATTAACAATGGCCCCCCAACTCCGGAGAGTGAACAGAAAGCAGAAAGACTACACCAGCAGGTAGAGGAAATTAAGAAATTTAGAGATAGTGCAGAGAATATGGATGAAAGAGAAGTTTTGTCTATGCTATCCGATATGAATGAAATGGATTTCACGGATATAAACAATGTCGGCTTACAGCTTCGGGAACTACAATCTAAAATAGGCAAAAAATGAAATCCCCAATTAAAGATTTGAGGTTTTCGCCAAAATCATTGCCGACATTAAAAGAGCTGATCCCGGCCGCCGCCAAGGTTGACAGTTATTTATTATATTCGGGCCAGATAGAGATCGACCTAGCCGAAGATGATAGGCACGTTGTTGCTCACACAACTAGTTTTATTGTTTATGATTTTTGGCGAAGCATGTTTGACAACCCTGATATTATCTTACAGGCTGTTGACCATTTTTGGCCAATTGAGGATGAGAAGCTCTTTGATGTATATCAGACAGTTTTCCGAGGCTATAAAGATCACCTAGTTAGAGCAGCCTTGTTCTTTATCTTGAACAGGTGTTCCTCTGAGGGTATGATTCAGTCGGGCATGTTTGATCCTAAAAATTTTAATCCTATCGCACTCTCCTATATTCAGAGATTCAAAAGAGAAAATTTTGATGTTGCGTGGGATAAAAATGAGAATTTTATAGATAGCATTCAGGCCGACACGGATGCTGATTACTTATATTTCCCTGTCGGCAAGTTTGGTTATAATTTTTTTGAGGAGTCCATCAGTCGCGGCTTTGAAGAAACTTCTATCAACCACGTTGCTCTTTCTCAAAAGGTTAAAGAACTTGACAAAAAGGTAATACTAGACTATATTTATCACCCTCGCTTGATGCGGTTGTATAAACAGTTTCCGACAAAAATTTTACTTGACAATTATGGAAGAATCACTCGCGACGAACAAATGGCCAAGGAGGTCCTAATTGCCAATTATTGAATTAGGAAAGACATTTGCATTATTTGCTACCGCTCAAGCCTGCGTGTGGTTTCAATGTTATTCACATTATATTTGGGAATGGTGGCAAGGCAAGCCTTTTCATGCTGCGATTATTTTTGGTATCCCTGCTAGCGTTATGTTTTGGTATGGTACCAAGATCGCTGTAGATGCTACAAATGCTGCATGGACCGCTAGGATGCTGGGCTTCGGGGCATCGTACTTTACTTTCCCGGTACTAACTTGGTGGCTACTGAATGAAAGTATGTTCACGACTAAGACGATGTTGTGTGTATTTTTGTCGTTTTTGATTATTGGAATTCAGTTATTTTGGAGATAATATGAGAATTGTAGAAAAACCTTGGGGCTTTGAACATATCTGGGCCGAAACAGATGGTTATGTAGCCAAGATGTTGCACATAGAACCAGAACAGCGTTTGTCTCTTCAGTATCATGAAGTTAAAGAAGAAACTGTGTACGTGTTAGAGGGAACGTTATTAAATTGGACTGATAAGACTGACCCGCCGCAAAAGTTTAAAGCAGGTTCTGTGTTTCACGTAAAACCTAACCAAGTTCATCGCTTCGGCGCTGGCAAGACACTAGTTAGATTGATGGAGGTTTCAACACCCCATTTAGATGACGTTGTAAGGCTAGCGGACGATTATAAAAGATGAGCGATATTTTTCTTTTTGATGTTGATGGTACACTCACAGTAGCTAAACACAAAATAGATTCCTCCTTCCAGAAAGATTTTCTGAAGTGGATGGACAAAAAAGAAGTTTATATTGTTTCAGGCGGAACATTTGAAAGAATTGTAAACCAGCTCGGTACCGATGTTCTCAACAAAACGTCAGGTGTCTTTGCCTGCATGGGTAATGCGTTTCTTCAAAAGGCTGAGCTTATTAACGATACCGGCTTTAACGAATGGGAACTGGTATACAAGAATAAGTTTGTCTACCCCAAGAATCTTGTTCGTCGTCTTGAATCTATTGTTGCTAAATCCGACTTCCCGGTTAAGACCGGTCACCATTATGAAGAACGCGTCGGTATGATAAATTATTCTATCGTCGGCCGGAATGCCAGCCAAGATCAGCGAGAACAGTATGAAAAATGGGATGCAGAGAAACAGGAAAGAAAACAGATCGTTGAAGTTTTACGTAAAAAGTTTAAGACTCTTGACTTTGTTATCGGCGGCGCGGTTAGTATGGACATATTCAATAAGGGTAACGACAAATCACAGGTTATCGACCGATATTTTAAGGAAGCGCTTGAGCACAATCGGATACATTTTGTGGGCGATAGGATAGCCGCACCCGGCAATGATCATACACTGGCCGAATTGCTCCGCGCCCACCCGAACGGTGCTGCATATGAAGTTGAAACGTGGGAAGATACAGTTAAACTATTAAAGACTGACCCTTTTGCGTAGATACCACTAAAAACAACTATTTATAGTGACGGAGTTTGGTACATGGACATTTCAACAGGAAGCTGGTTTAAATATTTACGCGAAGAAGTTTTAACGGAGGGGCTACGAGACATCGGCTTGCCCGAGGTCATCATTGACTTTATTGAGGAAGGCATGCCGAATGCTCCCGAGAAGTCAAAGATGTACGCAGGCAATAACTGGAAAGAACACAGGCTGGG